AACGCGCTCGTTCTTAACCGGCATGGCCGCCGCCCCCCTTATCTGGCTGTGCATGGTCGCCTTCCTGCTCTTGCTAGGCGGCTAGACCATGCAGCAAGCCCGAATTATATTCCTGCGCTACGCTGGCACCTGTAAAGGCTGTCGCCGCTACCTAGCCACGGGCGCAAAGGCACTGTTTAAACGCGGCCATATTGTAGGATGCTACGATTGCGCGGCATCATTAAGACCAGAAAAAGGTGAGTAAAATGCTTATTGAACAATACAAATATTTAGACTGTGACCCGAATTTCGAGTGGGACGCAGAAAGATTAAATGCAGACCTTTCTGCATTGGAGAAAGTGCGCGGGCTGTCGATAGCTCTCCTGAGAACAATAGACGAGCAAAAACAGCGTCGGGTGCATTATCACCCCACGCTAGACGCGCTAGACGATTTTAAATTGCACGTTCAAGAATCGCTTATAGAAACGCTAAATTCGGCGATCAGCGCCGCTGAAGATTTATTGGATACAGTCGATGAACGATAAAAAACGGCTGTGCTTGCATTGCGCGTATAGCCACTGGCCCAAGCATTCCGAGGGTGAGTGCAACGCGCTAACAAATAGGCCGGTGCCAATACGCGAGGCTAGGTCCGATACTGGAATGTGCGGCCCGAACGCTGTGTTTTTCGAGGATTGCATTGCAGAGCCGTTTAAACAGGCTGATTGACTTTTTGGGTCTAACAGTACAGGGTTGCGTAATGGAAACTGAGAAAACAGTGTCTTACAATGACTTACGCGATAGCCACAGAAGGCTAGCCAATGCTTTGCGCGAAGCAAAGGAGCGTGAAGCGTTGTTGAACGAGCGCATACACTTTTTGACCCTTACGCTGGGGGAACAACAAATTGGCGTTTTTCCCTGCTCTCCAGACATGGCCGACGCATAAAATGAAACACATATTTGAAATTGCTATGGGCGTTATAACTGGTGCGCGTCAAAAAGATTACGGCAAGCCGGAAGAAAATTTCTCAGACATTGCAACTGGATGGACGGTTATTGCTAAGCGTGCGATTGAGACGGACGGGGGCATTACTCCGGCGCACGTTGCCCTTATGAATGATTGGCAGAAAACGTGCCGCCTTTTAAAGACCCCAGCGCATGAAGATTCCTGGGTTGATAAGGCTGGGTATACTGCAATCGGTTATGAATTATCGAAAGACGTAAAAAGTGACGAGTCAGATATTTTGCGATTTGATATGTTGTGGCAAAACCTAGAGACAGAATCAGGAAAAAAAAATGACTGAAAAGAAGTGGAGCGATCAATTCCCTCCTGGCATTCAGCAAGAAATCAAACGCTACATGTCATACCTTGGCACAAAAGGCGGGAGCGCGGGAAAAGGCGACTCGAAGCGCCGTGGTGACAGCGAATACTACAAGTCCATTCGCGCCAAACGCACACTTAAAAACAAAATTAAACAAGCACAAGATGAAGCCGAGAAAATTTCTACCGAGTGATTCTTGGGATGGCGTTAGCGATTGGCTTAAAGCACGCAACAAACTGTCATGGTCGATTGGCGGTTATTATTATGTGCGTGATCTAGATAGCAAACACGTACAGAAAATGCGCCGGCGCGCATTCATACGCTTGGTAGATGCTATGCGTATGGACGAAGGTTTAGAGCCTTTTTTGCCTGACTCTAAGCCCTTCGCCAAATCCTCTTGCCAGCCGGAATAATCAGGCTCTTTTCGTTAAACAGTTTCTTTATTGCACGCTGTAGTGTTTTGTATCTAGTCGCCTGATTCTCATACCTGTGCATCAAAGCGTTTTGCATCTCTTGTTCTGTCGCAGTACCGGCCTTTGGTATTGCGTCTAATACGTCGCGCTCGTTATCGTTGAGCATAGCGGCATTGTGTTTGAGATTCGCAACAAGATCGTTCCAAGTCGCTACTAGGCTCTGTATCTCCTCTCCATCCTCATCCACGCCGACATTTTTTGACTCTAATGTGAACCATTGCGTGTCCAGCTTGTCGCCGTCCTTCTGTTTAAACACCTCCAATTGTGCAGACAGAGAGTCTTTGTCAGGACGATAGCAGCCAAGCAGAAAGTCCAGGTTAGCCGTGATCGCAGAACTACCCCTGGGCCGCTCACTCGCAGAGTGGCCTGTATGGTGCAGTATAATGACCGTACAGCCGTATTCTGCGCGTAGCTTGGTGTTCATACTGCGTATGTAGTCCGCGATGTCTGTGCTGCTGTTCTCGTCGCCGCTGAAGGTCTGCGATAGCGTGTCAATAACGACAAGTGACGGCGGCTCCGGCAGAGCCCGAATAGCATTGGTGAGCCGGTCGATTTCTTCTTCTACTGTCAGTAACAAGGGCGTTATGCAGATGTTAAAATTCTCTGTTACTTTTAACCCGCGCTTTTCATGCCATGCTTTAATGCGCCGATACACTCCAGCGCCGCCTTCTGCTGCAACGTAGACAACATTACCTTCTGTTGTTTTGCGGTTGCACCAGTTCAGGCCATGAGCAACGTGCAGACCAAAGTCCAAAGCAATAAAGGATTTGAATGCACCACTAGCCCCGAACAGCATTCCCATGCTGTCGGCTGGCACCAAGCCCTTAACGAGCCAGCTAATGCTACCGCTGATACGCTCAAGTTCATCTATGCCAACGAGCAAGCTGTCCTCACCGTCGATTACCGGCATATCAATAATTGGTTTACGGTATCTCTCAGCGCCGGAAACCATACGCGGTATTTCGTTGTACCGTTCTTCCCATCGTTGATATTCATGCGGCTCAGTAGGACGCACCGCAAGCATTAGCCCGCGCAAGTGTTCGACTACAGCGCCACCGCTAGTCCCTGCCTTCACCAGCTTAGAGCTTAGTTTAAGCAGAGGGTCATGGTAGCTGCGGTCCTTCGGCACATCGCTGGCAAGCGCGGCAATCAATGACGCATGATCCGCGCCAGATATTTTAGCGGTTTCAGAGTCAACAACGGTGCTGTATCGCTTGATCTGCTCCAAATCCAGGCCAAACGCACCGCAAGCGTCAGCCAAAGAATAGCGCGATTCTAGGTCCATCGACCTAGCGCGTACCGACCAGTTGTTAGCGCGTAGCTTAGTGTTTACGCCGTTGGGTAGCCTCAGATACCGCACCGCATTGTTGCCGGACTTGTCTGCTTTGATTAAGTCAGCGTCAGCCATAGCTTGCATAACAGCGTCTACTGTCTGCTGGTCTGCTGCATCTGGGTCGTCCAGGTCAATTAAGATGCCCATTTGAAAATTGTTTGTGCTGGTCTCGATCAGCCAACTCAGACTGCCAACAACGTCGTCGGGGTTAGCGTCATCTGCCACAAGCGCAAGAAGTTTTGTAAACTGTGTCTTGGTGCGTTTAAACGACCCGCTATCGTCTAAGCCAGAAAGCAATGCTGGGCAAAAATATGTGTTCTGATCGGCTGCTTCATTTATTAGAATCTGCTGCGCCGTCTTGTGTTGGTAAGATCGACCTGACCACTGTGCGTTATCAGGGCTGGTTGCGAACGCATTAACCCAGAGATATTGACCGTCAACAATTTCGCCGCTGAGAGACTCTAAAAAACTAGCGTTGTTCATGTCTCACCTACAGCGTTAATAGATCATCAATCTTTATATTCAGCTTCTGCTTTTTTGCGTGATCCAATATCGCGCCAAAGTGTCGTTGCGGTATTACCCCGCTGGCACTTAGCCATCGCGTCACCGCGCTAGGCGCTATGTCTAGTACGCGAGCCGTTGCCCTAACCCCACCAATCTTATTAACGATTGAGTAAGCCGGTTCTTTTTTGTGCTTGATGTACATAATGATCTCCTTTGAAGGGCGTTATAACTACATGAACACTCAAAATCTATCAACCAAAAAGATCTTAAAAATGGTGTTGACTTTGTGGCAACAGTGGTAGTAGCTTCGTCCGCCTTAACAACAAGCAACGGAGCAAACGATGTCTTTCAATTTAAAAAGCATCCAGAAAAATTCATTGAGCGGCGCACCGAGGGTTATGCTCTACGGTGTTGAGGGCATTGGTAAAACAACCTTTGCCTCTGGCGCACCAAAGCCTATTTTTATTCCTACGGAGGATGGGCTAGGCAATCTCAAGGTCGATCACTTTCCATTAGTTGAAAAGTTTTCCGATGTTATGGACGCGGTGGCCAGTCTATATAAAGAAGATCACAAATACGGCACCGCTGTTTTAGACAGTTTAGATTGGTGCGAGAACATGATCTGGCGACAAGTCGAGTCCACGCATGACGCTAAAGATTTAGCGTACGGCAAGGGCGCGGTTATTGCCGCCGAGATGTGGCGTGATTTATTAGCCGGTTTAAACGCTTTGCGTAACGACAAGGGCATGTCTATTATTTTAATCGCGCATACAACGATCAAACGCTTTGACTCGCCAGAGACAGAGCCGTATGACCGTTACCAGCCGAAACTACAAGAGCGGTCAAATGCTTTGATCCGCGAGTGGTGTGACGCTGTGTTCTTCGCCAACTACAAGACGCTCGTAAAGAAAGACGACATCGGATTTAACAAGCAGGTTGCCAGAGGTATCAGTACCGGCGAACGCTTGTTGCATACTAGTGAGCGTCCCGCATACATGGCAAAGAATAGATACAAATTGCCAGACACGATCCCGATGCAGTGGGATGATTTTGAAACTGCAATCACGCAAACAATGGAAGGTAAATAAGATGCCAGAATTTTCTTTTGAACTAGATCAAGACTACGCGCCAGCGCCCGTTAAATCATACGAACCGCTAGAGCGTGGTGACTATCAGTGCATTGTCATTGAAACCAGCATTAAGACAACCAAGGCTGGCACCGGAGAGTACATAGAGGTGGTGCTACAGGTTGTAGACGGTGAGCATAGCGGTCGCCGCCTGTGGGATCGCCTCAATGTTAGCAATCCCAACAAACAGGCAGAAGAAATCGCACGCCGCCAACTCACTGGTTTATGCCAAGCTGTTGGTATGGACATGGGTAGCAAGCTGGCTAATACAGAGCAGTTACACGACATACCTATGTCAGTAGCCGTTGATATTGACCGCAAAGACCCAACGCGAAACAGGATTGTTGCGTACAACAGCCTGGGCGCAAGTAGCCCTGCTACTGCTCCTGTTTCTGACGCTGCGGCAGAGGCTCCTTCTTCTAACAAGAAACCCTGGGAGAAGTAGCCTTGCCACAGATGCCCGATAGCCAGCACTCCACTGCTCAGAAAATATATGATTGGTATACAAAAAAGAGCAGACCCTACCGCCCACATCTAGGAGCGTCGGTTATCGGGCATTCTTGTGACCGATATTTATGGCTCACATTCCGCTGGGCCAAACAGACAGACTTTCCTGGCCGGATACTGCGTTTGTTCGAGACAGGTAACTTAGAAGAAATAAGAATTGCCAAAGAGCTAAAAGGCATTGGCGTTGTGCTGCACACGCATGACGAAAAGGGCAGTCAGATCAGATGCTTCGATGACTCAGGACATTTTGGCGGAAGCGTCGATGGCGTAGGCAAGGGATTTCCAGAAGCGTTGAAGACCTGGGCAATCTTAGAAGCTAAGACGCACAATTCTAAGTCGTTTAAACAGCTTGAAAAGAAGGGCGTGCTTGAGTCAAAGCCAAGGCATTACGCTCAGATGCAAGTTTATATGGGGCTGATGGATTTAACGCGAGGCATGTACTTTGCTGTCAACAAGGACACTGACGACATTTACACCGAATGGGTCAAGTTTGACCAAACTGCCTTTAATAAACTGCGTCAGCGTGCAGAAAAAATTATTTCTGCAACCGAACCTCCGCTAAAGGTCAGTGAGCGTGAGGATTGGTGGGAGTGCAAGTTCTGTGATTTTAAAACCCTCTGTCACGGCGAGGAAGTGGCTGAACCAAATTGTAGAACGTGTTGTCATTCTACGCCTGTAGCAGACGGGCAATGGCAGTGCAGTAAATTTAAAACAGATTTAAATGCACCTACTCAGGAGAAGGGTTGTCAAGAACATATCTACATTCCGCCACTGATACCCTACGCCGAGCCTGTAGATGCTAGTGACGACTGGGTTGAATACGCTCACAAGAAAACAAAGAAAACCTTTGTAAACGGCAGCGCTAACTTTAGGTCAGCCGAATTACACAAGATGCCGCCCGACACAGTTGGCGGCACAGTTAAGAAAATCAAAGAGGCTTTCCCAGGGGCAGAAGTGACCAAGGTTGTTTCTAAGGCTGGAGGAGATGTTCTAAAGATTAAGCGACCGCCTAAGAGCAAGAAGAAGGTGGTTTCAGAAGAACCGTTTATTGATGATGAGATACCGTTCTAATGACAGGCAAGATGAGCAGAGCAAAAGGCGCACATGCAGAGAGAGAGTTTGCTGCATATCTGTCTGACGCGCTTGGCATTGAGATTAAGCGCAAGCTAGATCAGGCGCGTGAGGGTGGCGACGACTTGCAAGTAGGACGGTTCCGCATTGAGGTAAAGCGTAGGGAAACCCTAGCGATACCTCAATGGGTCAGGCAGATAGAAGATTGCACAGAAGAAGGCGAGGTTCCTGTCGTAGCCTTTCGCCAAAACAGACAGCCCTGGCGCGTAGTCATACGCCTGGATGATTACGTCGATTACATGAAGTTTAGCCTAGAGAATAATCCCCAAGATAAGCCCAACCAAGACTGAGACTGACACAATCACCGTCATCTCTTTCTCATACAAGTCAAACAAGTGCGGGATGCCGTTGACCCAAGGCTTCAGCTTTTCTTTTAGTTCCATCTTATTTTCCTCTTGTTGGTGGCTTCTGACTGTTGCGTGTACCAAACCACCAAAGCACGCAAGTAGTCGTTAAATAGAGAACCGTTGTGACTATAATGTTGTGAACCGTGATTGCCTGTTCTGCGCTTATCAAAGCGCCCACGCCAGCCATAATAGCCTTGGCCTCAAGATACATCATAGTCGTGATGGCGCAAAGATAGATCGTCAGCCCTGGACGCACCAAGCCACGTATAAGATCTAACACGACAAGCATAAAGCTGGCAGTAGGGCTAATTGTAGCCTTTGCGCTGTATTGCTTTGGCTCTAGCGTAAAGGATTGAGAAAAGGATTCTTCCGCTGCCTTGGCGCGTTTGCCTTCTGCCTCTACCTCTGCTACCTGAGTACGAGCCGCCCACTCCTGCGCCATTAGCTCACCATCAATACGCTTCATGTTGGCTTGATGACTGTACTCAGCTTTCTTTAACTCAATCTCTTGTTTGACTTTCAAGAAGTCAAAGAAACGCTGAAACGCAACACCGAGCAAGCCGGTTACACCGCCAGAAAAGATGCTACCAAGAAAGCCCAACATTCTTTATCTCCAATTCAAAGGGTTCACGCTTCATGCTGTTTTCTAGTTTGGCTACAGCCGGTCGAGAAAGCATAATTGCCTTTTGTCCGTCCATGTGGCCTAGCTTTTCTCCTAGCGCGATGCAGCCGTAAAGCTGCGAGCGCATATTGCACGATTTGTCGCCCATAAGATTTGCGCTGTGTATTCTGATGCCTGACCTGTCTGGCACATCTCGAATCAAGTACATATAGCGTTTAAACGTAGGCGAGTAGGTCCAATCAACTTGATATATGCCTATCGGGATGCAGCTTATGTTTCTTTGATTATTTCGATCTGGTAGCTCGCCAGAAAACAGCACGTTATTGCCAAAGAATATCCGACCAAAAGTACCGTGGCTGCTACTTTCCAGGCGTTCTATCTTTACTCGCATTTTTGCCACGCGCTTTATTTATAATCTCAAAGATGTCGTATTCTTTTGTCTTTTCTAAGAACCGAGCAGTTGCGCCAAGAATGGAATAACTAATAAAGCCAACGAGTGCGCCAGACATAAGTTGCATTTCCCAATTTTCAGAAGAACCTGTAATTTGTAAAATTGGAACAGCAAAGATAATTGCAGAGCCACAAGAAACAGCGCCGCGTGTAAACGCTTCGTTTATTGTCTTTGGCTTTATGTATGACATCAAAGCAAACCCACCAATAAGGCCACCAACCGCGCTGGCTATTTTTGTTGTTATGTACGATGTTGGGTCTGCCATAGCTTAAACCTTTATTATGTCAATCAAGCGTCTGCGCTTGGTTCTATCTTAACCCAAGATGTTGTTTCTTCATCCCAGGTATATATCGCTCCATCGTCAGGCATATCGACCGGTGCCTTCCACTGACACGTTTCTTCGTCTAACAGCCAAGACGCAAAAGGCTTTGGCGGAATGAAAGCATCCCTACCCGCGTCATAAGTAAATCCAACACCCGCATAATTCTTGCGAATGTTGTTGTTATAGCTCGTCTGCTTCCACTCGCCGCCGAACAATTTGTGGCAAAAGGAGGCACCGACTGATTCGGTTTCAACGCCGCTTTCATTTACGGTCTCGTTGTTTGATACAACAACAACGCGCTGGACAACGCCATTTGAGTCAATTTCTGCAAAGTGAGCCATTAGAAGGTTATGCTCCCTGATCCGGTGAATGTGTATATGTTGTAAGAGCCGTCTATAGTAAGGGTTGGCGAGCCGGTAGTTGCAGATGCCGTTGCAGTAGTGCGGAGAATTACGACTCCAGAACCACCTGGCTTACCATTTGACGCATTATAAACCCAACCCCCGCCTCCGCCTCCGCCAGTGTTAGCTGTTCCAGCAGTAGCATTGTTCAACGGGTACCGATCACCAGAACCACCGCCACCGTCACCTCCAGGCTTTGAGATACCGCTGCCATCATTATTTCCACCACCACCACCGCCAGCGTAAACGACAGATGCGCCTGAGATAGACGATGCGGTGCCATCTCCGCCATAGCCGTCTCCATCAGTACTGCCAGCCTCACTAGCTCCACCGCCACCGCCACCAACGGTGGCGGTGCGGGGTCCACCATCATTACCTTGTGACGGACTTACTGATGGTGTGTTTCCCGACCCAGCACCGGCAGTAGCGTCACCGCTACCGCCACCGCCACCAGAGCCACCATCGCCGCCAGCGACACTACCACTACTATTGGCACTGCCAGCGCCATAGCCACCGCCCGCAGACGTAATTGTTGAAAAAACAGAGTTTGACCCCGTTCCTCCAGGCCCGGTCGGAGAAGAACCAGAACCACCGCCACCCGCTCCAACGGTAACGGTGTAGGCTACTCCTGTACTGGGAATGAAGCCTGTAGCTGTGCGAAATCCACCGGCACCACCGCCAGCACCGGCACCAGAGCCACCACCGCCCCCGCCTGCAACAACTAAGTATTCTACATCAATGCCGGAATCTGCTGCGAATAAGCCAAAGGCTTGCGCTGACATTGCTCCGCGTGTGATTACTGTAGGCATGAAAGAGTCCTAGGCAAACTGAGTTTGAGAAGCCAAAACAGTAAACGCAGCCGATCCTGTTTTTATAATTGTGTAGGTATAAATATCTATACCGCTGGCGTTGCCGGATGTAGGCGCTGAACCGCCTTGATATTTAGGTGTTACGCTACTCCCATCGACTTGCACAACATTGTTGTAGTAGGGAGTGGCACCTTGCGTAACTAAGAATGTTACGGTCATCGTTTCGCCGGTTGCCATAGCTGTATCAAGCGATGTTCCAGAAGATGCGCGGAAGTTCACCGTCCAGTTTGCAGCAGCATTACTGGTGTAATACAAAACGCTCTGCGTTGTTACGTCATAGTTAATCGTGCCGGTAGCTGCTGTGGCTGAAACGGTTGCTGGCTCTACTACGTTTGTAAAAGATGCCGCTAATGCACTGCTAGAGCCGGTGAATGACTGTTTAGCTGTAAATGTCGTAGCAGTGCCAGGAGCAACATAGTCTGTTCCGGCTGTTGCTGCGCTTAGTGCGCTTGTGCCGCTGCCTTTAACAATGCCTGTAAGCGTTGTCGCACCCGTACCACCATTGGCAACAGCAAGCGTACCGGCAAGCGTAATCGTTCCGCTTCCAGTGACAGGTCCACCAGAAGTTGTTAATCCTGTTGTTCCACCAGAAACATCTACGCTTGTTACGGTTCCGCCGCTGGCGGTAGATGCAATGGTAATTGAACCGCTGCCGTTAGTAATAGTAATACCAGAACCAGCCGTGATAGTGGCTTTGGTTAAAGTATTGCCTGTGCTGTTACCGATAAGAAGCTGACCGTCAGTGTACGATGTCTGCCCAGTGCCGCCGTTTACTACAGCAAGGGAACCTGTTACCCCAGTAGACAATGGCAAGCTGGTGCAGTTTGTGAGAGTGCCGCTTGACGGGGTTCCTAACGCACCGCCAGGAGCAACGTAATCTGTTCCTGCAACAGCAGCACTAAACGCGCTAGTTCCATTGCCTTTCGCTATCCCTGTAAGTGTAGCAACGCCTGTGCCGCCATTAGCAACGCCAAGCGTACCGCCTAGAGTAATCGTGCCGCTTGTTGTAACCGGGCCTCCAGATGTCGTTAGACCAGTCGTGCCGCCGGAAACGGCAACGCTTGTAACGGTGCCTGTTCCTGCGTCTGTTGCCCACGTTGGAACTCCACCCGCAATAGTTAGAACCTGACCAGACGTTCCTACAGTTAACTTATCGAGCGTGTTTGAAGCGCTGGCATAAAGTATATCGCCAGTAGTCCAGGTGCTTTGCGCTGTGCCGCCGTTTGTCGCCGCCAAAGTGCCAGCTAGTGTGATCGTACCGCTAGTCGTTACTGGACCGCCAGACGTAGTAAGTCCCGTCGTGCCGCCACTAACGTCTACGCTTGTTACTGTACCAAGAGCGTTGGCTACCCACTGAAACGCAGAACCAGACCACTCAAGAAACGTATTGGATACAGTAGGCGCGTCAATAAAGGTAGTCGTGTCAGCACCAGATTGAACTGGTATTTTATTAGCAGCGCCGCCAGCTAGGTTTGTAGCTTTGCCAACAAGTGCGTCAGTCGCCGTGAACGTAACACCAGTTGGAATAGTTACTTCCGTAGAAGTAAATTTTACGACGGGCGTTGTGACAGATATTGCGTACCACTCATCAGCGCCAGCCCAGTAGAAACCACTTGTTGTTTCATCAGCCCAAGCGACACCAGGGACGCTTGCTGTCCCGGCGTAAGTACGCAAAGCCGCAAGCATACCGCCTTCACCATTGCGCGAAAGGCTTTCTGTTATCTCATTGCCAACATCGTCAAGTGTTGTGTTGGCCCAGTTTGCTTCTATCGTAGTGTTAGCTGCAACTGGATTGCCGCTTGGCAGTGTGTAAGTGCCAGACCCATTACGAGGCATTGTTATATACTCCTATTGTCCTAATTCAGAGCCAGCATAAGCCCCTGTAAGCCCAAAGTAAGGCGACGCTCTCCTTAAAGCTTCTGATCTTGCTTGTGAAACTGTTGGCGCGGTGGCTAAATCTGTGGCTAAATCTTGCGGTCTAAGCATAAGCAAACGTCCAAGCTCATCTTTTGCTTCTTGGCTTAATTCATTGTTTCCTTTTTTCCCAAGAGCTTTTCTTAAAAGCGATAAGGTTCTCGTAAGAGGGCGGTCTATGAAATCTGAAGTTTCTCTTGCAATGTCAACAGCTTCTCCTACTTCATTAAGACCCCTTCTAGCAGTTTCAGTAGATTCAAATGTAATTGATTGCGCTCTAGGGCTGGCTCTATTTTCAAAATTCTTCATTTGGGTTTCTACATCTAATCTTTTTATAAGATTTTCTGTAGCTTCAGTACCAAATAAACTGTTTAGTTTAGCTTTAAATCTAGGAGCATCTTTGGACCTTAGTATGTTTTGATTATTTTGCAGTTTGTTAAAAACGTCATTTAAAACACCAGCTTTAAAAGATTCTAAGTCTGTTTTAGAGCGTTCAGAAAAACCTTTAATAAGTTCTTTAAATTGCTTTTCGTCTACGCGGGTAGAGAAAATGCTTTTACGGCCTTTTTCAAATGCTTTTTCTGCTTCAAAATAATCTCCCGCAGTTCTGCGTGCTTCGCTCCAATCCTTGTTGCCCTTGCCTTTCCGTGGGTTTGCCGCAATTCGATCTAATTCTTTTAGCAAGGTATTTTTTAAACCAATGTTAAATTTTGCTTCATCGGTAAACTTGCCAAACGTGTCTTTTCCAGCGTTTATTCGTTTATCAAGACCTTTTTTTACTACGTCCCAAGTTTTCCAAGTCGGAACCTTGACTGATGGGTCAAGAATAACAAAGTTGTCGCCTTCTTCTTTTATGCCGTAGTTAGACCATTCTATTTTTTCGCCCGTTAGATTGGCTTTCCTATTCTGAAGTCGAGCTTCACTTTGTATTGCTTTTTTTATTTCGGGGTCTTTTAGAATATTTCTAAGTAATGGTGTGTCCGCTACACCTTGATTGTATGCTGCTTCGTAAAGCGGTTTTGCTTCTGTTTTTCTTAATTTTATAAAATCATCTACATTGCCTTGAGCAGCAGAAGGGTTGATTCCTAATTCAGTAGCAAAATCTTCTTTTAACCTATCGTATCTCGTAGCCACCCGATCTTTTATGAGAACATCAAGCTCATCTGCTGTTTTGCCTTCCATTCTTCCTAAAGTTGCTAGGGTTGACTGCCCTCTTAATCCAGCGGCTTCAGCAGAAGTTAAATCTTTACCCGCTGTTGTTCCTGCGAAACTTTGTAATTCTTCGATTGTTTCTTGTTTTGACTTTCCACCAAAAACATCTGAAATTTTGTTTCTAGCTTTTTCTAATTCTGGAATAGGTTTTTTAAGCCCTGCTGAAATAGCCCTACCAAGACCATATCCTGCCGCACCACCTACGCCGCCTACAACGGCTGCTGCTTCTCGGTTTCCTGGCGCGTATGCTGCTGATAAACCAGCGCCAAGAGCAGCCTCACCAGCGAGAGGCGCAAGCACCGGAGCTTTTGACGCAAGTTTAGCGGCTAATGGAAGTGCGCGAGCGCCTGATAGTGCCAGACCGCCAGGGCCGACAAAAGACGCTACATCAGCGGCAAATGCACCTAAGTTTTCAGCGCGTATGCCTTCGCCTTTTTCGCCTTCTAAGAAGGCTTTGTTTATTGCAATTTGTCTTTTATCTTCTGGCGAAAGGTCTGTAAACAAGCCCTTAACGCCACGCGCAGCCGTTCCGAGACTAGCACTAACTCCTTCACCAAAACGCTCCAAAGAACCGCCTTCGCGCATTTCAGCGACTTCTTCTTGCTGTGAGCTTTTTCCTAATTTTTTATGTTCTACGTTAGCCCACGCCCAAGCGGTGCGCTCATCCGGCGCATCAACTTGATAAAATGAATCTTGAACATTTACTTTAAATTTGGGCATGGCTATTTCCTAGTGACTATTCCAAAAGCTGCACTGCGCCGGGAGGAGGCGCGTCAACATTGTCATCAAACGGAACGCCATTTATTTCAAACCCTGCGGCTCCTCTTTGTACTGGTTCTTCGCCGTTTAAAGCTCTAATAACATTATTGTAAGACCGCTGTATGTTTTCCAAATTTTTTCTTAACTGCTGTGGGCTTTGACCCATGTCCAAGCTGCCTTCAACTTGTTGCAAAAACCTTAATTCTCTTTCTGTGACGTTTCCTAACGCGCCGCCTGTTTTGTTTCCTATGGCAGTTCTTATTGCGTTTAGTTTAGCAAAACCAACGTTGGCTTTAACTGTTGCTAAAGTTTCTTCTAAATCATACGAATCAAAACCTGGGACCAAAGCTCCGGCTTTTCTTAAAATTGCATTGTCTGGAACATTATTTAACAGTTCAAGAGCGTCAGCGACAAACGCATTTTGGTCTTGCGTTTCGGCTGTTTGTTGTCTGATCTGTGCAGCCTTTATTATATCTTCTTTTTTCCTTAACAAATTTTCTGCTCTAATTGTGTTTTCTTGTGGGGCTAAAATTCTCGCTGTGGCAAGGTCGGCTTGTGTTTCCCTGCCCTGCTGTATGCCCGGTGTTTCGTAGAACTCTCCTCCTGACGCATAACCAAAGTCACCAAGCTGTTGCTGGCCTTTTTCTTCCATAGCTTTCTTTAAGTAGTTTTCTTTATAGTCAGAATAACGAGGACCGGCTTCGCCAGCAGCAAGTGAGGTTATCATAGACAAACCTCCATCACGTTTGCGATCTTGGGCAAGCTGCTCAAATCTTTGCATATCAATAGGGGTTCTACTGCTTTTTAAAGCCCTGCGTAAAAGAGAACGGCTGGTCATTCCATCATCAGAACGCGCAGTCATTCCATCATCAGAACGCCCGGTCATCTGATCGACAGAAGGGCCGCTTTCTTCTATTACGGCTTTATCAGGAACTTCATCTGTATCTGCCAAGCCAAGATTAACAAGGTCAACACCTTCTGTGCTTAAACGCATATTTGTTTGATCTGGGTCAAGCACGACATCTTTTTGCGAATCCGCGTTTATTGATTCTCCCCTAAGAGCCGCTTGTCTTTCTTCACTACGAGTTCCTTGAGTGCCTTGACCTGTAAAATACTCACTTATAGGAGAGGCAACGGAATCGGCTACATCGTATAAATTAGAGATTGCAGTAACAGGAGAGAATTTTGCGGCCAACATATTTACATCACGAGCAAATTGTGGCGCGTTAGATTCTTCTAATCGAGCAGCTACTAAAGCCTCTTGATCATCTCGTTCTTTAAGTTGCCTTTCTATAATGTCACGAATATTCATCTCTAAACGCTCCTAGAATTACCCATAAAATACGGGTTTTCTTCTTCTTCGTCCAAAATAGCCGCTCTCCCTGGTCTATTACCCAAAAGAGCCGCTCTTAGCACACCCATGGATGTTGATCTTTCGTCAGCAAGTCTTTCATCTTCTGCGTATGCTTTCTGACCGCCCTTTCGAGCCATGTACGCTTGGCCTAACTTTGCCAATCCCTCAAAAGGAGATGGAGCTACATAGGTGCGACCCGCTCTCCGCCCTCGCAGTGGCGCTGTAGAATCTCCACGCATTTCTTCAATGATTGCTCTTTTGCGCTCGTTTTCACGTTCTTCTTCATCCAAGGGAGCCAAGGATGCGAAGTAATCTAAAAAAGCAATGTCATCGTTATCGTATACCATTTTTTATCTCCAATCTAAAATTGCTTAGTTACCAAACGCAAACAGATTGCCCAGCGCCGCCGAGCCAAGGCTAGTGACAAAGCTCATTTCATATTCGTTCATCACAAAGCTCCGTAATTAACAGCTAAATATCCGCTGTCATGCTGACGCACAAGAGAAGGTCTAACGCGCTGAAGTTCCTGTGCAATTACGCCGCGTTCGCGACGTCCAAAAATGTCGTATTCATAGACTCCTACGCCGATAGGATGAGTCCCAACACGCTGAATGTTACTTTTGAGTCTAATGTCTGAAAACGCAAAAGGATTACCAAGCGCCGCCGAGCCAAGGCTAAAAGCCCCGCTCATAAGGCCACCAAGACCAGCTTGCTTTGCATTGAAAGCGTCAAGCGCCGCATTGTATTGCATACCGGCTGCATCTAAATACTGCGGCGTTTCTGCTCTGCCAGCCGCAGTGAAGCTAGGAAAGCTAGGCATATTAACTTGTTGACCAGACAGCAGTGCATTGAGTTCATTCAAAGACATGCCACGCTGCTGCGCTTGCTCCGCAATGGCTTGCTGACGCGCCGTGTTCATTGCTGATCCATATTGCTGATTTAACGCTTGCTGTTGTGCAACAGCCGCATTTCTAGCTTGCATAGAGCTAAGATCAA